CTCGGCCCCGGCGGCGGCGGCGGCCGGTCAGGTCATCCCGATCTCGCGTCGGGTGCTGTCGGAGCGCATGGAGGACGAGTTCGGCACCGCATTCCGCTTCGTGGTCATCGAGGACACGGTCGACATCTACAACGATGGCGGCACCGCGGTGACCAAGACGAACCTGTGGCCCGCGAACCGCGTCGCGTGGATTCCGGCCTCGGGGCAGATCGGCAACACGTTCTACGCCCCGGTGGCGCGGGCGTACCAGATCGCCAACGAGAACCCCGGCGCACAGATCGACGTGCGTGGGATGACCGTCGTGCGTGACATCGGCAACGCAGGCCGCGAGCTGACGGTGGAGTGTCAGGTCAACGCCCTGTGCCTGCCGAACGAGCAGGCGATCTACGTCGTGAACGCGGGCATCTGAGCCCGAGCTGACCTGACAATCGGGGCGGTCGCGGCCGAAACGGCGGCGGTCGCCCCGGCGTCACATCGGGAGGGTCTGTGGCGATCTACAGCGTGACGACCCATCCGGCGCTCTCGGGTAAGGCGCGGGAGATGGTGACGAGCAAGATCGAGCAGTTTGACGCGGGCGTCCTGTTGGCCGAGACCCTGCTGAAACTGACCGAACCGGCGCTGACCGACGTTCGCAAGGCTGCACAGGCGGCGTTGGCGGTGGCGATGCAGGTGAACTGGCAGATCGAGTTGGGCATCGACCCGTTCTTCATGAGCAGCGAGAGCACGGGCAAGATGGAGGAGGCGGTCAGCTATCGGAGTGACGTGCCCCTCGTGGACCCACGCGCGGCGCAGTTGGCTGCCGTGGCGATGGGCTCCCTCGACCCGTGGGGCGATGGCCTTACGAGCGTGCGCGGGCCGATCACATGATCGGCCTTGAGGTCGCCCTCAACGCGACCCGAGCGCAGGTGGAGTTCGCGCTGAAGGCGAAGCGGTTCGATGACTTCCGGCCGGTACTCAAGAATGGCGTGCTTGCGCGCCTGCGGCGCATGGCTCGGGAGAACTTCGATACCAAGGGTGGGCTCTCGACGCCCCGACCGTGGCACCCGCTCGCCCCGAGCACGTTGCGTCGGAAGAAGGGGCCGCAGATCATGGTCGAGTCGAAGCGCCTCAAGCGCTCCGTCATCATGCAGACGAGCGACTCGATCACGAAGATGACGCGCGACGGATTGGAGTTCGGGACGGCGGTGCCGTATGCCGACTACCATCAGACCCCGGAGCGCTACAAGGTGAAGTTGCCGAAGCGGCAGGTGATCCCTGACCCGATCCCGGCTGAGGTCGAGCGCGACCTCGCCCTGTTGCTCCGCAACTGGCTCGTGGAGGGCCGCATTCGATGATCGTCCCGGCAACGCGGATCGTGGCGCGATGGCTGCGCGAGCATCCGGTCTACAGCGTGGCCGCGCACTTGCAGCGCACCACGCCCGACGACGAGGACGTGCTGCCCCCGCTCGGCTTCCCCGTGCTGTCGGACGTGGATGATGAGCAGGTGGCGCGGAAGTATGACTCCGACGCCGAGCGCGCCATCGTGGTGGTGGGGGAGATCGACCCCACCGTGGCGCACGAGCGGAAGCGGTCGCTCTTGGCCGCGCGCATCGGATGGGGCGTCTCGTATGTGGTGCGGGACATCCAGAGTATCACGAAGGAACGGCAGCGCGCCGAGTACGCCCTGCGAGCGGTGATGGATAGCCTGCTCGCGCTGAACGAACCTCTGCTCGCAGGTGAGTGGAGGGTGCGCGACGGAGTGACCCTCCTGAAGTTCGACGAGTTCGCCGAGTCCCGCACCGTCGGGGGTCTCGGATCGGCGACCCTGATGGGCAGCGTGCTCGTGGTCGGGCTCGTTTCCCGCATCACCCCCGTTTGAGAGGAGTGGGATCATGACGCTCAACATCAGCCCGACCGCCGACAACCTGTACATCGGCGCAGGGGACATCTACCTCGACAAGCACGTCAGCGACGCGCGGACGGGGTACTTCCACGTCGGCAACGTGGAGCTGTACGCCACGAACACGGCGGACACGCTGTTGGAGAAGTATTCCTCCATGCGCGCGGCCCGGCCGCTGTACGCCCGGCGCTTGCAGCGCCGCCTCGTCACCCTGAAGCTCCAGTTCGACGAGTTCAGCTACCGGAACATGGAGCTGCTCATGATGGCGGACAGCGTGGACTACACGCAGGCTGCGTCCGCCGTCACGAGCGAGGTGCTCTTCGCCAACGTGCCCGCCGCCACCCTCGGTGCGGCCCTCGGGGGCAAGAGCTTCAAGGTCGCCAAGATCGGCGCGATCTCGGCCGTCACGGTCGAGGTGGGTGCCGCGACCGCCGTGCTGAACACCGACTACACGGTCGACCTGACCCGAGGCGTCATCACGATCCTCGCCGCCTCGACGGTCACGACGAACGGCGCGGACGACCTGACGATCGACTACACCCCGGCGGCGGTGACGGCCGGGCAGGCGAAGACGATCCGTGGTGGCACGCAGAACTTCATCGAGGTCTCGGGCCTGTTCGTGCCGGACCCGACGACGGGGCCGAAGTTCCAGCTCGAGTTCTGGAACGGGGCGGTGGCCCCGGATGGCGACCTGAACTTCATCTCGACGGACTTCAGCAACGCGAGCATCTCCATCGCGTTGCAGGACGACAGCGCCGGGGCGTTCGGTGGGTCGTCCGCGTCGCCGCTGTACTCGATCATCCAGTATTAATCTCATCGCGCGCACGCTCTCTCACGGGGGCGTGCGCGCCGTGGAGGACACATGGACGACGTCACGTTGGAACTGGCGGGTCGACGCTTCATCATGTCGCCCCGGACCACGGTACGACAGGACACCTACTGCGCCGCCATCGTGCGCGCGAGTGGTTTTGGCGAGGGCTCGCGTCATGTGGCGCGCCTACTCAACGAAGGGGCCTCGGCGAGCGAGGCGGTGCAGGCGCTCATCCTCGGCATGTACGAGAGCGGGCACCTGTTCGATCTCCTCGGGGGGCTCTTCGTGCCTGAGGGAGAGAAGTTTGCCGAGGCCACGGCCCGGCAGACGGCCGAGTTCCTCGCCGATCTCACCGAGCACGTCGACAAGACGCGCCTGCGGGACGCGATGGCCGGGGTGCTGCTCGGTTTTTTCACGAACGCGCTCGTGTCCTCGCGGACTTCGCCGACCTCTTCCGACGCGACAAGCCCCGAGCCGAGCGCAAGCGCCGACAGCACGACCTCGCCGACCTTGCCCGCCGACGCACCGATGGACCCCGTGGCGTCCTCGGAGGACCGTGGGAGCACATCGTCCGAGAGCTTGCCGACGGAGATTGGGATGAGCAGCAGCGCGTCCTAGACTGGCCCCTTCGCGAAGCCCTGCTCGCCTACGAGCGGCACATGCGGACGAACGCCAAGGATCGCTACCAATTCGAGGTGCTGCTCTACGTCCTCGGGGGCCTTGCCCAGAAGCCCGTCCCCGACCCGCTGCTACAGGGGGGACACACCGACTAAGGAGATCCTGTGGCTGACGTCACTATTCGGTTCAGCGGCAAGGACGACAACGTCCGGCAGTTGATCGCGCAGATCGAGCGCGACCTCGGACGTCTCGACGTCAAGGCGCGCCGCTTCGCCAATGGTGGGGGCTTTCAGGTCGCCGAGCAGTCGGTCACGAAGCTCGCGGCCGGGGTCTTTGCCGGGCAGGTCGCAGCGACCGCCTTCCTCAAAGTGGTGCAGTCCATCGGCGCGGCGTTCGACGCGGCCGGGGCGGCTGCCATCCGCATCACCGACATCGGCATCCGCACCAATCAGTTCTTCGAGGACACCGAGCTGTCCCTCGCGTCGATCATCACGGCGCAGGGCGAGATCCGCGATGGCTCGGGTAAGCAGGTGGAGGGCATGGAGAAGTTTCGTGCCTCGACCGTGCTTGCGGCCGATCAGATGGAGAAGATTCGGATTGCGGGCCTGAAGACGGCCGCGACCACCGAGCAGATTGCCGAGGGCTTCCGGGTGGCCCTCGGCCCCGCCACCGAGATGGGGCTGAACCTCGATCAGACGCGCGAGGTGACGGTCAAGATCACGCAGGCGATGGGCGCGCTCGGCATCCCCCTGCGCGAGATCGGACAGGAAACCCGCGCCGTCCTTGCCGGTGAGACCGGGCGCAACGCCCGCCTCAATCAGATCCTTCAGATCTCCAAGCAGGAACTCGAAGTCGCGAAGGCGAAGGGCAAGGTCTACGACCTCCTCGACGCGAAGCTCGCGTCGTTCGCGCTCGCGGGCGATGCCGTGGCAAACTCGTTCACCGGCATCCTGTCCAACCTCGAAGAGGCCGTGGATACGTTCGCCGCGAAGATCGCCAAACCCCTCTTCGACCGGACGAAGACCGCTGCCCGCATCATCCTCGACTCGCTCTTCGACACGACGACGGCCGAGATCGGGCCTGCCGTGGCCGGACTCGCCGCTATCGCCGAGCAGGTGTATGCCAAGCTCGGCGATGTCCTGATCGACGTCGCGCAGGGGATCGTCAAGGTGCTCGGGGACATCTCGCGGTGGCTGCTTGAGAATCGCGAGACGGTCCTCGACACAGTCGACGCCTTCATCGGGATGGCGAGGTTCCTCGGGCAGATCGTGGTCGAGGCGGGCAAGCTCGCCGGGAGCTTGCTCGGGTCGCTCACGACGTCGGGCACGCTGAAGGTCGTCTTTCAGGGGATCGCCTTTGCGGCGGCGCTGATTGCCGATGCCGTGCGCTTCATCGGGTCGCTCATCAAGGTTGTGGGCGACTCGCTCACGCTCATCGTCCTGCCACCGCTCGGCCTCATCGAGATCGCCTTGGGGCGCATCGGCGAGGCACTCGGGAAGGAGTGGGGAGCCGGGCTGCGTGAGCGGGGCGAGGAGCTGATCGGCATTGCGCGCCTGACGGCGGATGGCTTCGAGAAGAACTTCCTCAAGCTCGGCGAGACCGCGAACTTGGACAAGTGGTTCGAGGACGTCGTGCGTAGCTCGCAGGACGCGCAGGACAAGCTCTACAAGAAGCCGCCACCGAAGGGTGACTTCAGCTTCAAGGGCAAGCCCGGCGACAACGAGGACGAGAAGGCGCTGAAGAAGCGCGCGGACGCCGAGCGGAAATACCTCGACGAGCGTCGGCGCATGTTCCTCGATGCCCTGCGCGCCGAGGGGAAGGACGACGAGGCGGCGCGCATCGAGGCGCTCGATCGCTTCCAGAAGTTCACGGCGGCGGCGGTCGCACAGTCGGACTTCGCGGCCATCGCCATCGCGGGCAAGCTGTACAACCTGCAACTCCTGAAGATCACGGCCGACAAGGCGAGCAGCGAGGCGCAGGCCGTTGAGACGGCTCTGGCGACGAAGGAGAAGGAGGTCGAGCAGCAGATCAGGGATGGCACCCTGACGCGCGCCGCCGGGCTCGAGATCCTAGAACAGGAGTACCTCGACGCGGCGGCAGCCATCGAGTTGTACGCCTTGGCGATTGAGAAGGCGAACACGGCGGAGGACGGGAACCCGATCAGCGCCACGGTCGCACAGGAAGTGCGCGACCTTCGCACGCGCGCCACGGCACGACGGCAGCAGGCCGTCGACGCCCCGGTCGATGCCGGACGCGCCGAGGTGGAGCAGTCTGAGGAGGGGCTTGCCCGCAAGCAGCGCGAACTTGAGACGCAGGTGAAGACCGGCACGATCTCGCGCGTGGAGGGGCAGCGGCAATTGCGCGAGGCGTACAATCAGACGGCTGACGTCATTGCCCGCACCTATGCCACGATCAAGGCGTCGAACCCGACGAACCCGGAGACGTTGAAGTACCTCGAAGAGCTTGAGGGGCGGATGTCGGATCTGACCATCGCAGCCTCGGCGACGCAGAGGATCTTTGACGGTCTCGGCGACCGACTCGAAGGCGCGCTGACGAATCAGATCGACTCGGCCTTCACGGCGCTGATCGACGGGTCGAAGTCGGCAAGTCAGGCGTTCAGCGACATGGCGAAGGCCATCGTGGCGGACATCGCCGGGATCATCCGGCAGATGCTCATTCAGTACGCGGTGCAGCAGTTGCTACAGGGGATCGGCTTCACCCTGACCTCGGGGGGCAGCGCCCTGCTGCCTGTTGCGGCCACCGGAGGGCGCGTGGACGCGCGCGAAGGGCGCTTCCTGCGTGGGTACGCCAAGGGCGGGTCGGTGGCCGGGAGCGCGCCGGGCACTTGGGCCGCGCGGCGCGTCGTCGGCCCGCTGCCTGCCCTCGCGCAGGGTGGGGGCGTCCTCGACGCCGTGCCGGGCGGGCGCGTCCGGGGGCCGGGCACGCCCACGAGCGACTCGGTCCTCGCCCGCCTGAGTGACCGGGAATACGTCATCCGGGCAGCCTCAGTCGACCACTACGGGGAGCGGCTGTTCCACCAACTCAACAGCATGTCCCTACGCCCCCGCGATCTCCCCGCCTACGCTGCCGGGGGGCTCGTGGACGTCGGCAAGCGCACGGCTACGGCCTCGCGTGAGGGCGCGAGTACGACGACGGGCTTCGAGGCGATGATCGGGCTCGAGGATGGCCTCGTGGTGCGGGGGATGCAGAGCCGGGCCGGGACGAAGGCGCAGATGAAGTTCTTGCAGGACAATCGCAAGGCCATCCGCGCCATCGTTCAGGGCTGACGATGCCGACCCCTTTCCCCTTCGCCTGTGAGTGGTCCGAGCCCTACACGGAGCGGCGGACCTTTCGCACGCACATCTGGCGCTCGGAGACCCGAGTGGAGCAGCGGGCGCAGCTTCGGGCCCGGCCTCGGCGACAGGTGGAGTTCCGGGTCGTGGAGGTCGAGGCGCGCGAGGCGGCGGCACTCGACCTGACCCTCGCCCTGAGCCCGGAGACCGACTTCGCGGTCCCCTTCTGGCCCCACGCGAGCGAACTCGACACCCTCCGCACGGCCGGGGCGACCACCCTGACCTGTCCGACCACCGACCGGAGCTTCATCGTCGGGCAGACCGCGATGCTGTGGCGCTCGCCGGTCGACTACGAACTGGTCACCCTGTCCAACGTGTCTGGGGACACCCTCACGGTCCCGGCGATCAGCGGGACGTGGCCTGCCGGGAGCATCATCGTGCCCTGCCATCGGGGGTGGCGGACGAGCGAGGTGCCGGTCTCCCGGCTCTTCGCGACCCACCGCGGAGCCTCGGTGGCCTTCCTGCTCGACGAGGCGCTCTTCCCGGCTTCGGCCACGGTCGCCGGGGCGACGGCCATTGTGCGGACGCCGACGCTGATGCCGGATGGGGCGCAGGATCATCGCCTGAGCCTCGACCACGACCCGCACGTCCTCGACAGCTACGCCTCGTGGTTCGTCGTGGAGGAGCGCACGACGGACGCTCGGGCGACGTTCGCCTACCCGACCCTCGTGCTTGACCTTGCCGATGCCACCGAGCTGTGGGCGGTGCAGGATGCCATGCTCGGGGCGTGCAACGCAGCGTGGGTGCCCTCGTACGCACAGGAGTTGCCGGTCATCTCGATTGCGGGCAGCACGGTGACGATCGAGCGCATCGAGTACACCACCTATGGGTTCCCGCGCGAGCGCTTCCGGCATCTGGCGCTAATTCGGGCCCCCGGCGTGGTCGAGCATCGGCGCGTGACCGCCTCCTCGGCCGGGGCCGGGACCGAGACCCTCACGCTCGACGCAAGCATCACGGGCGGGACGTTCACCCCGGAGCACCACCTGTGCGCCCTCCTGCGCTACGTCCGCATGGAGGATGACAGCATGGCGATTGATTGGGTCGCACCCGGCCTCGGGCGCTGTGATCTCGCCTTCCGCGACCTCCCGAACGAGACGCCGACCTCGGTATGACCTACGACGCGCGCGAACAGTCCGTCAACGCCGGGGCCCCGGTCGAACTCTACGAGTTCACTCGGGGGGCAACGGCGTGGCGGTATACGTCGGCTGACGAGGATCAGACCTACCTCGCGAACACCTACGTCGCCTCGCCGGTGACGCGGGGGAAGTGGGAGCGCCTGCCGAGCGCGAGTCAGGCCGGAATGATGGAGTTCCGCGCCCCGTGGAATCATCCGCTCGCGCAGGAGTTCATCACCGGGTCGATCCACACGGGGATGGGCCTCAAGGTGTTCGTGCGACACCGCGCCGACAGCGAGTTCCTGCTCGCGTTCTGGGGCATGGTGACCGGGGCCACGGTGCAGGGCGTCGAGGCCATCCTGACGGCCCGCTCGCTCGAAGGACGCCTCACCCGGCGCGTGCCCCGCATGGCGATCTCACGCACTTGCCCCTTCATGCTCGGTGACGATCAATGCAACGTCGACATGAGCGCCTACGACTTCAGCGGGACGGTGAGTGCCGTGTCGATGGTGACGAACGAGGTGACCGTGACCGGCCTCAACACCTTCGTGGCGGGTGACCTGACGTACTTCGTCGATGGCTACCTGACGAAGAGCGGGCTCGTGGTGGGCTACATCGAGGGCCAGAGTGGAGACGTCCTACGCATGATGGAGCGCCCCAAGGGTATCGCGGTCAGCGATACCGTGATTGCATTCCCCGGCTGCGACCGCACCATCGGCACCTGCTCGGACAAGTTCGCCAACGTCACGCGCTTCGGTGGGCATCACCGCCTGCCGCTCTACAACCCGTGGGCCGGGATCATCGGCATGAAGGAAAACGCCGACGGTGGCGATCCCGATGATACGGGGGAGACGACCTGATGCCGCTGCCACTCTGGGGCATTGCGCTCATCTTCATCGCGCTGCAAGTCGCGCAGTACCTCCTGCGTCCCCGCCCGCCGAAGCAGGCGTCGGAGAAGTTCAAGATCCCCCGCGTCGAGGAAGGCGAGACGATCCCCGTCGGCTTCGGCGTGTTCGAGCTTGCGCCGAGCATCGTGTGGTTCGGCGACCAGAAGGAAGTCAAGCTCGACAACAACGTGCGGGAATACTACGGCAAGGCGCTCGGGATGCTGTGCCACGGGCCGGTCGATGCATGGCTCGAACTGAAGTGGGCCGACAAATCGACGCGGCTCGCAAACCCGCGCACGGCCTACGCCCGTGGCACGGACCTGACGCACTTCCCGGTGAAGGGGTTGTACACAGCGGAGTTCCCCATCGTCCGCGACACGGGAACGAACCTGCACGCGGAGCAATGGCTCGGCCTGTACAAGCTGTTCGGCGGCGGGCTCGCGCAGGGTGGGGTCGCGGGAATCATGCACCTTCATTGGGGCGTGCTCGACGACGTCGTATGCGAACTGACGAAAGAAGCGTACGGCGTCGATTGGGCGTCCCGCTTCCCCGGCATCTGCTACGTCACCTTCGGGTGGGCCCGGTTCCCGATCCCCGGCGCAGGCGCACCGCTCGGCACGTCATGGACGACGGAAGTCGATCAGATGCTCGGCGAGTGCGTCGAGACGCCGAACCCCGGCAGCGTGCCGGACCCGTGGGTTGGCGGCTGCACCACGGACGAGCCGGAGCCGGTCAACGCGGAGCCGTGGTTCGCGGGCATCATTGCCGGGCACCTGTCCTCCGGCATCGGAGGCGGCGGCGCGTACTACTACAAAGAGTCCACGGTGCCCTGCGATCCGGGGACGTGGTACACGCTCACGATGTCGATGCGAGCGCGGTCGACGGTGCCGTGGGTGATTGCGCTGTCCTCGACGACATTGATCGGCGTCTCCTGTGACCCAGAGCCCGGCGACGGCCTCGGCGGCGACTACATCTACTCGGCAGGGCACTTCACCGCAGGTCGGGACATTCGCTTCCGCGTTCGCAGCGACTCGACGGACGGCACGATGACCGTCCGCATCGGCTGCTTCGGGCAGGAGTACGGCGACGGCGCGGTGTTCATGCAGATGTGGAACCTGCGCTTGGTGCCCGACGCGGACAGCGACCCGACCCCGGAGTCGTATCCGCAGCATACCCCGTACTACGACGCGAACGAGTGGCTCGCGCCGGGAGAGCATCGCTTTTTCTGGGGCACGAACAACCCGAATCCGCAGCCGCCGACGCTGCTGTTGCAGCGGATGCCGGTCGGGCTCACGAACAAGCAGATCGGGTCGCACGCGAACCCGGTGGCGGTGTGCTACGAGATCCTGACGAACGCGCAATGGGGCATCGGGGCTGACCCGGCGCTGATCGACACCGCCGGATGGGAGGACGCCGCCGAACGGCTGAAGGAGGAGCAGTTCGGTATCTCGTTCCTCATGGACGACGGGCGGGACGCGGAGGATTGGCTCGACGACATCATGGGGCTGATCGACGCCACCTACTGGACGGACATCCGCACCGGCTTGCTCAAGATCAAGCTGATCCGCAACGACTACGATCCCGGCACGATCCTGTCGCTGACGACCGATCACGTCGACAACATCGAGACGTCACAGGTCGAGGTGCCGGACCTCACCGCCGAGGTCAAGGTCAAGTACCGCGAGTTCTACGACGGCGAGGAAGGGATCAAGACCAACGTGCAGTTGACGGCCAACCTGCGGCTCATTCTCGGGTTCACGTACCTGAAGATCCCCGGATCGAACTTGCAGAACGTCGTGTTGGAGCAGGGAGCGACGACATGGGTTGAGGGCACCGACTACAAGATCAACTACGGGAACGGGATCGTCCTCGTCCTCGGTAGTGGCGCGAACGTGACCGAGGGTGACCCGGTGACGGCGGACTACACCGCCTTCCCTCGGTTCATCGGGTTCCGTGACGCCGTGGCGACCGCGCAGAACCTCGCGACATGGATGGCGACCGGCGACCTCCGCAGTGAGACGTCTGACTACGGCATGATCCCGTCGGAGCCCTTCGCCCGGTTCGTCGCGCAGCGGTCGCTCCGGGGTGCGTCCCGGCGCGTGCGAACGGTGAGCTTCGACTGCGACCGTAAGGCATTCGACCTGCATCCCGGCGCGGTGTTCGACCTGACCGCCATCCGGCCCGACCTCGACGAGACGATCTTCCGCGTGACCAACGTGGACTTCGGCACGTTGGAGGATCGGAAGATGCACGTCGAGGGGATGGAGGACGTGTTTTCCCTGTCCGGCCTCGTGGTCTACGATCCCACGGCGGGGCCGGGCGATGACGGCCCGCCGACCCTCGGGGCGCTGCTCCCGCCGACGGGATGGGGCATCAGCGACCCGGATCGCATCTACGTCTGGCTCGCCAACGGCTACCCGGCCGCCATTCGCATCACGTCGGACTCCGCCGGTCTGACGCTCGTGGACGACGGCGTGGTGGAGTCGCCGGACACGTACTTTGACGCGACCGGCCTCACGGTGAGCGTCACCTATTACCTGTGGCTCAAGAGCTACGACCCGAACAACGTCTACGAGGACTCGGAGGAGCTTGGTCCCTACGAGTTCACCGTCGTCGCGGGCACTCCGACCTCCCGCCCGGCGCACGTCGCGCCGACCGGCGTAATCACGACCACGTTCGATCTGGTCAACGACCTGACGATTGCGACGCTGACGCTGACCGATCCGCAGCGGCACCTGTATCGCATCGAAGTGCGGTTCCTGACGGACGGCGAGTGGAGCGTGTGGCGTGAGCCCACGGTGCCACCTGAGGTGCTCGGGCTCGGCGTGCAGACAACCGTGGAGACGGAGGAGTGGGTGCCGCTCAACGCGAACGGGACGTACGGCACGGTCGAGTGGCGCGTGACCTACTTCACCGAGGACGGCGACACCGAGACGCTGATGTTTCGGACCTCCTCCGACAGCCAGAAGCCGGTGAACATTGCTGTGGGCTTCGGCAACGGTGGTAGCGTGATCCCGACCGGCATCGCCGGGACCGCGAAGGTGGACTTCCCGTTCCAGATTCTCAGCATCGCGATGCTCGCGCCGAAGGAAGCAGGCGACGTGGAAATGGACATCTGGATTCGGCTGCGAAGCGACAGCGGCGTGCCGACCGTGGCGGACACGATCTTCGACAGCACCGTCGCGACGATGACCGGCGCGCAGGAGTACGAGGACACGACGCTGACCGGCCTCGTCGAGCGCACGTTCGGGCAGGACGGCCCGGTGGACATCGTGTTCAACGTCGATAGCGTGGTCGACATCACGCTGCTCGGCGTCACCCTCAAAGTCGTGAGGCTCGACTGACATGGCGGCAGGCGACGGCATTCTCTGGGCGGACGGGTTCGACCTGTACACCGGCACCGAGGAGTTCGACGAGGACTATACCGTCGACAACTCGGGGACGCGGGCCGTGTACGGCGCGGGCGAGGCGAGCGCGGGCACCTCGTACACGCGCCACGCGACGAAGAACGGGCTGTACGTCAACAACAACAACCGCTGCCCCAACATCGCCTTCGGGGGTTCGTACTCCCATGTGATCGTCGGCCTCGGCGTGCGCGAGCTGCACACGACGACGACGTGGAACCGCTTTCAGTTCTGGGAGGGCACCACTCTCCACGTCTACGTGCGTTACGACTACACGACCAAGCAGTTCACCGTCTACCGGGGCGACGGCACGCTGCTCGGCACGTCGAGTGCGCTGCCGTACAGCATTCACTCCTCGTTCGGGTTCGTGGAGATTCGCGTCAAGGTCGACAACTCGGCAGGCGAGGTGGAGATGCGGTTCAACGGCTCCTCGACGCCGATCCTGAACCTGACCTCGCAGGACACGCGGAACGGTGGCACCTCTGGCGTGCTCGACTCCGCGAGCTTCGCCTCGGCTCCCTGCTACGTGGACGACCTGTACGTGGTCGACGCCTCGGTCGGCACCTTCCTCGGGGACGTGCGGATCGAGGGCTGTCTGCCAACCGGCGCGGGGAATTACACGGGATGGACGCCCTCGGCGGGCAGCAACTACCAATGCGTCGACGAGAACAACCCGAACGGCGACACGGATTACGTCTCGGCGAGTGCGGCGGCGACCGCGGACACCTACGCGATGGAAAATGTGACGCCGACGACCGGAACCGTGTACGCGGTGCAGACCGTTGTGCGCGCCCGCAAGGACGACGGTGGCACCCGCGAGATCCGGCCCCGCCTGCGCCTCTCGGGCACGGACACGAACGGCACGACGGTGGCGCTCGGCACGACGTACCGCTACTGGAAGGAGCGCTTCACGACGAAGCCGGGCGGCGGCGCGTGGTCGATCTCCGATGTGAACTCGGTAGAAGCCGGACAGGAATTGGTGACGTGAGATGGCCGGTCGCGTCACGCAGACAGGCATCGAAGGCGTCACCGGAGGTGCGGCCGGGTCCGGGCGCACGACACAGACCGGCGTCGAGGCGGTCGTCGGCGGTGCCGCCGCGAACGTCCGCACGACACAGGTCGGCATCGAAGCCATCATCCCGTTGCGGCCGAACCTCGTCACGCAGGTGGGCATTGAAGGCATCATCGGTGGCGCAGCGGGCTCCGTCCGCGTCACACAGGACGGTATCGAGTCGGTCATTGGTGGCGCAGCGGCCCGTGGGCGCACAACGCAACTCGGCATCGAAGCGATCATCAGCTTGCCGCCTTCCTCGACGGGCGGCTTCTGGGTCGCCATCTACGGGTGACGCGATGGGTGTGACATGGTTTGTGGAGTACCGCAACGGCCTGATTACCGGGGAACCGACCGGCGCAGAGATGGAGCGGATCGAATGGGGACGTGTGGTGCGTGTGATTCTGGCGTCGGCCGAAGGCGCGGCGTCGCTGCCCCTCGAACCGATTCCGGCCCGATTGACATGGGCGCTGCGACGCCGTGAGTTCAAGCATAAGGGGCGGGTATTCGAGGCCATGATGCTCCTCGTGGTGCCCTGCGACGTCGAGATCAATGACGACAGCGTCCTGCACGCGATCTTCTGGACACAAGACGGACGCTTGCACACTTGCAATCACCTCTGGTGCGGCGAGGTCGCCGCCTACGCCGCCCGACGACTGCGGGCAGAAGAAACGACCCTTGTCCCTTCGTGCTATGCATGAGCATCTCGTCCATTGGTCAGGGGAGACGTATCGGGTCACCCTCGCCGCCTCGCGGAAGTGGGCAGTCGCCGTGGGTGCCGGTGTCGCGCTCCTGACGCTGACGGCATATACTGTATGGGGTCAGTCCGGGCCCGGTTCCCCGTCTGGCTCCCTCGTCCTCAACCCATCGCTCGTCGCACTCCTGACATCTGGGGCGGCGGGCTTTATCGCATACGGGGCCATGCGTGTGCGACTCGAGCGGGTCGAGAAGGACATCGCTGAGAAGGCCGGGAAGCAGGAGGTCGAGCACGCGGCCCGCATCGCCGCGATGGCGACCGAGCATGTCAAGCAGGAGTTGAGCACGCAATTCGGGGCCCTGCGCGCAGAGCTTCGTGGCTTCCGCAGCGACTTGCGCGAGGCGCGCGAGGAGGACGCAGGGCGTCGTCGTTTCCTTGACCACGAGGACGGTGCATGATGGACACAGTCATGGCAGAGGTCGTCGCGTTCCTGAAGTTCCTGATCCCGATTGCCGTCCCGGCCCTCGTCGCGGCGTTCTACGACAAGTGGCAGGCGGCACTCAAGGTGCTACAGGGGCTTCCCCCGTACGTCACGCAGATGGTCGTGGCCTCCGTCGTCTACCTCTCGACGAAGTTCGGCCTGTCGCTGCCCGGCCCCGACCCGCTGCTGTGGGATCAGTCGCAGTTGGGGGAGACGGTCGCGGTGGTGCTCGCCTACGTGTTCAAGATCGGGCAGAATCAGAAGTATTTCGCCAAGGAGGCGGGGATGAAGTTGGCCCCGCCCAAGCATGACCCCGGCGCGTAGTCTCGCGCCGTGGCTCCCGGCCGATACGCTGTCCGGTACACGGGCCGTCATCGAGCGCGCCCTAAAGGACATCGGCCTGCTCGAAACCCCCCTCGGCAGCAACCGCTCCGGTCGCATCGACGAGTACAACCGCGCTGCGGGCGTCGCTGAGGGCTCCTATTGGTGTGCCTCAGCCTGTGGGGCATGGTGGAGGGAGTGCGGCTTCGAGGTGCCCCGAGGCTATGCCTCGTGCGATGCGTGGCTGACGTGGGCAAAGGTGACGCAGCGGTGGCGTCGAATGCCGGAGCTTGGAGCGGCGGTCCTGTACGGTGTGCCGGGCGATGCTCGGCACATTGGCCTGATCGTGCGCCTGACGCCTGCGGTCTTGAGCGTCGAGGGGAACACTACGGTCGAGGGCTCGGCCTTCGAGCGCAACGGCACCGCCGTCGCCATGAAACTCGTCACCGACCGCGACCCGGTCCTCGGCTATGTCTCGCTGTACCCGGCGCTGCCGGAAGGGAAGCTCGCATGAGCGACGACCGCGACGAGGACAGGAAGGTCGCCATCGTGGTGACGATCATCGGCATCATCATCGGCATCATGGCCGGGTGCTATGCCACGACGACCGTCTCGGCGCAGACCGTGACGAACGTCCGGTTCTCGGCCCCCCGCAGCGCCGGGCGGGCCGACACGACCGCGCAGGACGTCCTCTGGGGCGTCTCGGGGTTCGTGGCCGACTCGTTCCGGGTGCGGTGGGGATGGAGCGATTGGGGCCGGGACAGCGTGCGCCAGACGCCGCCGAAGCCGATAGACAGTCGGGGAGCCAAGTTGCCGGGGTGGGCGCGGAAGCGTACGGTCCTCTGGGCCGACCCCTACGGCAAGACGGTGCAGCGGTGGGCCTGCGTGCAGGGGTATAGGACGGGTGTGACAATCCCTGAGGCGTGTACAATGGCCGACCTCTGGGTGCCGTGGCGCAGCGCCCTGTTCGTGGACTCCCTGTACCGGAACCACACCGTCATGGTGCTGATGGCGGTCACGCGGGGCCGTCTCTCGGCGGCAGCGGAAACCGCCTGCAAGGCGGCGGCGGGCACCGATTGGTCGGTGAGCCGGGTGATCGACCTTGCCTCGTGCGCCGGGCAGGTGGACACGGCGGGCGGGTGGTGGTGCCTCGCGGTCCTCGACTCGGCGCACTCATGGGGTACGACGGCACGGAACCACTACCCGAAGTGCGACGAGAGTCTGTACCGCGCCGTCCGGGGCGTTCGGCAGAGCATCGACACGGTGCCGACCACGCCGACGCCCGACACGACGAGCTATCCGAAACCGTCGTTCTCGAAGGCCGTCTACGCGGGCGCGCCCCGCGATCTGCCGGGGGCTGACTCCCTCGCCGTGTGGACGAGCACCCCGGTCCTGAGCACGGTGGACACGATCTGGCACGCCGCGCCATCGAGCGGCAACGTCGCGGCCAACGGGCAGACGGTGCGATGGGTGGGCTCGCTCACGGTCCCGGCAGGGTCGTATGAGTTCACGGTGCAGCCGGACGACGGGTTCCGGTACTGGATCGACGGCGTGCTGATCCGCGACTCGTGGGTGCCGCAGTCCGGGCAGACCTACCGCGACACCGTGGCGCTGACGGCGGGCGCGCACACGCTGAAGGTCGAGTATTACAACAGCAGCGACAACGGGTACTTCCGCTTCGGATGGAGGAAGCGATGAAGCGCCCGTGGCTGTGGTTCATCATCCCAACGTGGCTGCGAGACACGTTGGAATCGCTCGTCTCGGAACTCGCGACCATCCGCATTCAACAGGAGCGTATCATGGGACTCGTCGAAGACCTCACCGCGAAGGTCGCGGAAGTGCAGGCCACGGTGGACGCCACGCAGGCGGCGGTGCAGCTCGCCATCGCCAATCTGAAGGCCGAGATCCAGAGCTTGAAGGATCAGCTCGCGGGCTCGACGCCGGGCGATCCGGCCCTCGAAGCCGCCGTGGCGGCGGCGCTCGCCAACATGGAGACCATCGTACAGGATCTCCAGACGGGCACCCTGCCCGCCGAGGGCTGACTCATGCCAGTCGTCAGCTAATCGTGCCGCGCACGCTGCGTTGGGCATGGGCGCTCTGGCTCACGCTTCTCGTCGTGGCGTGCGCGGAGTGGGCGCTGTCCCCGGAGGTGCAGGACGACCTGTTGGCGGCACGGGGGCCGGAGATCGTCTTCGACGTCGTGCTGCCGCAGGACACCACGGTGGTGATCGGCGAGGCGGTGCAGTTCTGTTGGTTCGGGCAGTTCAAGGATGGACGGGTGGCAATGCGGTCGCGGGACCGGGCTGCGTGCCAGACGACGTACGTCCTCACGTTCCCTGACTCGGTGCGGGCCGTGAACAAGAAGCAGCAGGCCGTCGCGGATGCGGCGGTCATCGAGTGGGGGATCGAGTCGTTCGTTCCGCCGCTCGCCCCTCTCACGCAGTCCTAGGAGGATGTCATGCAGTTGACCGTGAAGAAGCTCGAAGCGTGCGCGGACGGGAAGGTTCGCGCCGAACTCGCCGGGGAAGGGCTGTACGTCAAGCTCGTGGCCGACACCCCCGAGGCCGCGAAGTCCCTCACCATCGGTGGCACGCTCGTCGTGTCCGCCAAGAAGGAGTAGGCCATGCACCGCGCTCATCTCGGAGCGTCCTCCTCATCGCCCGCCGCGCTCGGCAAGACGGAGCGCGTCTGGTGGGCGCGGATGCTCGAAAAGCTGACCCCGGACCTCGTGATCGCGACGGCCCGGAAGTCGGACCTCCTCGCCCCGTACCTCGCCGCCGGGATGGACGACCGCGCCCTGCCGGACGAGGTGCGGCTGTACCGGAAGCGGAACCAGATGCACCTCGTGCGTGGCCTGACGAACCTCGTGATCGCGAGCGAGCTTCGCATCCCGACGTTCTTCGGCGCGCTCGGCCTCCGCGTCACCCGAGGGTTCGCCGCGACGTTCCCCCACCTCGTCACGCCGCTGAACAAGGGGTGGGTCACGCTCGACGACTACGAGTGGGGGCAGCTCGGCCTGCCGTCGCTCGACTTCGGCATCGTGTCGATGCGCGTCGTGACGACGGCGGGCGTGAACCACATCCGCGACTCGTTTCGCAACACCGTGGAACTGGAGCTGATGAATTACCACGGCATCGGCACGGGCAACACCGCCGAGGCCATCGGGGACACGGCCCTCGTCACCGAGTCCACCACGGCGCTGAACCCGGACAGCACCCGTGGCACCGGGACGCAGAGCGCGAACGGCAACGGCGTCTACCGCACCATCGGGACGCTGACGGCGGACGGCAGCATCGCGGCGGTGGAGCACGGCATCTTCTCGCAGGCGGCGACGGGCGGCGGCGTGCTGCTCGACCGCTCGGTGTTCAGCACGGTGAACCTCGCCGCGCTCGACTCGTTGCAGGCGACCTACGATCACACGCAGACGGCAGGTTCCTGACCCCTGACCGGCCCCCGGCTTCGGTCGGGGGCATGGAGTCCGCATGATCGCCGGGCCGATCCCCAACCGCTTCGGATGGAAGTACACCAACAACAACAACCCCGGCACCTCGCCGGGCACCTCCGTCGTCCCCGGCGCGTCGAACGCCGAGGGCTCGTGGACGGCCATCGCGTCCTCGGCCAACATCGCGAACGACGTGTACGGGGTGCTGCTCTGGATCTGCGCGGGCGCGTCCTCAGGCAACGCGAAGAACCATCTGCTCGACCTCGGCGTCGATCCGGCGGGCGGCACCTCGTACACGGCGCGGATCAGCAACCTCGCGTGCGGGGCGTCCGCGACGGCGGTCAACGGGGGCCGCTACTACTACTTCCCGCTCGCGATCAAGGCGGGCTCGTCGGTGGCCGTCCGCATTCAGGGCAGCAACGCGACGGCGGGCACCGTGCGCGTGGTCGCCATGTTCTACGGGAAGCCGGATCGGCCCGAACTCGTCCGCAGCGGCCAGTACAGCGAGACGGTCGGGACGATCACGAACTCCAACGGCGTCAGCTTCACGCCGGGCAACAGCAACGCCGAGGGCACATGGGTGTCCCTCGGCACGACGGCGAAGGACTTGTGGTTCTGGCAGCTTGGCGTCCAGATCGACAACGGCACGATCACGAGCTTGGGCTACCACATCGACCTCGCCTACGGGGACGGGTCTAACAAGCACATGATCCTCGAAAACCATTTCATCGGGTTGGAAGGCACGGCGGAGTCGATCAACACCGGGTTGCAGATGCACACCGAGTGCTTCGTCCCGGCAGGGTCCACCATCTACGTCCGGGGCACCTGTTCCGGCACGGCGGTCACGGGCTGGAATGCCGTCGCCGTGGGCATCGGAGGATAGCATGGCCATCAGCGCGGCCTACGAGGACAGCGCGAGCATCGGCACCACCGAATACTCGCTCCCGAACGACAGCACCACGCTGACGCCGGTCACAGCGGACGGCATCTACCAGATCTTCCTCGACCTGAGCGCGATGGCGGCGGGCGACCAGTACGAGGCGAAGCTCTACGAGAAGGTGCAGTCGGCGGGCACGCAGCGGCTCGTGGAGACGTGGACGTTCGACGGCGCGCAGGGGAAGCCGCATTGGGTCAGCCCGAGCTTCATCCTGCTGCACGGGTGGGACTTCACGCTCGACAAGATCAGCGGCACCGACCGCACGATTGGATGGTCGATCCGGCAGGTCGCCTAGCCGATGAATTGGGCGTACGGCATCCTCCTCCCCGGCGCGGCCCAACAGCAGGCCGCGAGCGGCACCGTGTATCCGGTGTCCGTGTCGGGGGGCGTCACGCCAACAGGGGCGCTGACCCGTCAGGCCAACAAAGCGCTCGTCGGCACGGTCGTGCCCTCTGGCGCGTTGCAGCGCGCCCTCGCCCGTGCGCTTGCGGGGAGTGTGACACCCTCGGGGGCGCTGATCCGGCGCACCGACAAGATGCTCGCAGGCACCGCGACGCCCACCGGAACGCTCGCGTCCACGAAGGTCGCCCTCCGCAACTTCGTCGGCTACGTCATGCCCGCAGGATCAACGCCGATCCTTCAGGACACGTTTACTGACACCGACGGCACCAACCTCGTCGGCACCACCCCGGACGTCGGCAGCGCGTGGGTCGCGCATCCGGTGTACGGCGCCTCGTTGGTCATCCGCAGCAATCGCCTCGAACCCGTGGCCGCCACGGGGACTTACTACGGCGCAGCGCAGAGCGCGGTCACGGACATGAGCGAATGGCGGGTGCGGTTCCGCTACCAAGTGCGCGCGGACAGCAGCGTGAATGTGCGGATTATCTACACCAATGGTCACTACATCGAGTTCTACGTCGGCTCGGAAACGCCTGCGACCGCCGGATACGTGCGCGTGAGCGTCGGGATCTATGTGGTCTACTTCGACGGGGCCGGGGAGGACAGCGCGCTCGCGTACACCGCAGGCGACATCATCGATGTTGACCTTCAGCAGATCGCCAACACGTTTACGGCCCGTTTCAACGGCGTCGTCGTATACTCGCTGAACCTCGGCGGTGGCCTTGGGGGCGGCACCTACACCCCGACGGCCACCGCCGATGTCCGCCTTGAGATGCACCAGAACACCGGGGCGACGATCATGTGGATCGACGACCTTGAGGTGTTCGGCCTGACGGGCGTGGTGCGTCGCACCGGCAAGTCGGTCGCCGGGGGCGTGACCGGACTTGGGGCGCTGATCCGGCGCACGAACAAGGGGCCTGCCCCGGCAGGGTCCACGAGGCTGAACCAAGGCGGGTTGATTCGGAGCGGCATCTCGCCCGGCATCAACCTGCGCGATGGCGTCATCATGGGGTGGTTCTGTCGCCGTGCCGACACCGACACGGAGACCGCCTACATCCTGCACTCCTCGGGGGATGCGAGCTACGAGTACCTGAACATCAACTCGTATGACGGCGGGATGACGGTCAGCGGATACAACGTCGGCGCGTCCCCGGCGATTGACGAGTGGCTTCATGTTGCCGTGGTCTATGAAGGCATCCCGGCAAGCGGATACTCCAACGTCACGGCGTACTATCGACGGGAGGACGAGGACGTCTACACAGAGGTGGCGTCGAACATCGCATGGACGAACAACCTGTTCGTGGAAGTCGCCATCGGACACCGCGACAGTCAGCCGACGTGGCAGCCGGAGATGTCGGCGTGCTGCTTCCGCGTATGGGAGGATTGGGCCCCGAGTGAG